GAACTACTCCAAGCATTATATGAACCATTATCGGTTATAGTTAATAAATAAGATGTTGGTAAACTATATTCGGATAATAGCTGATTTTCTAATGGTGTTAATGGAATACCCCTAACAGTGCCAGTATTTGTTTTTTGAGCAACTACATTTGAATATAGTGGTTTTATTAATTCTGTAATTGATACCTGTGGTCTTTTATAGAATCTAACTCTATCTTCGTTTGCTATTAAACGATTTACTTTAAATTCCTTTTCCCACTTTACATTGTATGAACCCTTCCATTCATCGGGTATTTGTTGTGTATTTCCGTCCGAATCTAAATAAGTTTTTAACTCACCCAATACTGTTATTTTAGCAATACCAATTGGAGTATCTTCGTAAATATGAACTGCCACTAATTTAGATAAACCTTCATAATATTCGGGCACACCATCACCGGGTTCATAATATATTGGATTTCCATTTACATCTATTATTTCTATTTTTATTTCAGTAGATTCTAATAAATGTTCAGAACCTTCTATTAAAAATCCGTTTTTACCACCCGTAAATGTATCTTTAAATTCAGATATTCTAAAATATACTGATGATGGTAAACCGTCTGTAATGAAAGTACCATATTGAGTTAATTGCGGTTGTAAATTTGTTGTTTGGTTACTAGCGTATTTTTTAATCCTTGCCATTAAAGTTTCTATTAGTTCTCAATATAAATATTACGATAAATATTTATGTTAATACTTATCTAAAGAAATATAAATAAAATTAAAGAAAATTAAATAATCGTTATGAAAAAATATGCAATGATACAAATTGATGCCGAAGTGCATCTTATGTTAAAAGAATTTTGCAAAGAAAAAGGGTACAAATTAAATGGTTTAGTTGAAGCTTTGATAAAAGAAAAAGTATCACCAAAACCTCAACCAAAAAATGTATTACTTTCTGTTAAAAGTTAATCTTACTAAAACCATTATCTTTTTTGATTTCAATTAATCCATCTACAATGTCTCTCATTTGTTCTAAGTGAGAAATCATCCATATAAAATCAAATTGAGTTTTAAGATATTGCATCATCATAAATAAAGATGATAAGTTATCCGAATCCAATGTACCAAATCCTTCATCGATTACTAAAAAGTTTGGACGAGGTAAGTTACATATATTAATAAGAGCAACTCTAATTGCCAATCCACTAACAAACTTCTCCATACCACTACACATTTCTAATGCCCACGACTGGTCTTCATAAACAATTTTAGCATTTATATTTTTTCCATCCGTATCCATTACAATTCCAAAATCAACTACCTGTCCTAATATGTTATTAATCTCCTCTTCAATTACAGGTAGAGCTTTTGTAATCAATTCATATGGAATACCATCTTTTTTAACTGCATCTAAATAGAATGTATATAATTGATTTTTTGTTTCCAAATCTTTAACCTCTTCCATCTTAGCTTTCATATCTTTGATGAATGTGTTAATTGAACCGGTATCAGATGATAACTTTAGTAACTTCTTTTTAGCACTTTCTATCTTACTTTCAATTTCTTTTTTAGATATTGTTAATTCTGATATTTGTGATTGTATTTCTTTATTTTTAGAAATGGTTTCCAAATTATCATTATAACGTTGAATATCTGCTTCAACTGCTTCCAATTGGTGTTGGAATAAACGCAATTGAGTTTCCATTTGCTCTAACTCCAATTTAGTACTATCACATAATGTATTTCCTTTCTTTTGTTTTTCATTTAAAGAAATCCATAAATCATATTGAGATTTTACATTTTTTAATGATTGTAAATTTTCGGTGATTGTTTTTGAACCCCTTTCTAATTCTTCCAATACAATTAGCTGCTCACCAACTATCTTTTCGGTTTCCTTTGCATCTTTTACAAATACATTGTTTGTACAAAAATTACAATTAGGGTCATACTCATGCTTTTCTAAATGAGATAACTTTTCTTTGTTGGCATCCAATGATATATGTAACTTATCAATCGAATGTAGTGATGATGTGTATGTGGATTGTAGAGTTGTAAATTTGGTGTACATCTTAACAATTTCATTTCCATCATACGATTTGGTTTCATCAATACTAGTTGCAATTTCTTTTAATGCGTTTTCATACTCTTCTAATTTAGATGCCTTATCGGTCATCTTTTCAATCTGTGTTTCAATGCTTGTATCTAAACCTGATTTTTTTGTGTTCAAACTATCAATGTTTAGATTACCATCCATCGGAGTCAATTGCTGTGATAACTCAATAATTTGTTTTTCCAACTCACTCTTTTCAGTTTCTAACTTTTTGGATTGAGTATCTAATATATCAAACTCGTCTTTCTTTTCTTTAAGTTCACTTTGCTTTGTTGCTAATTCGGAAGTGAAGTCGGTTCTCTTAAAATTTCTGATAAGTGTTGTTACCTCTTTGATATCTTCGTTTGCAGTATCATACAATTTATCAAATATCGTTAATCCCATAAATTGAGAAAGTAATTCTTTTCTCTCCGTTTGAGATTTATCAATGAATAGAGCATTGTTTCCTTGCAATGATAACGCAGTTAATACAAAATCTTCATATCTACCCACATACTGCTCAATGATGTTATTCGTATCTCGTCTTTCCGTTCCGTTTAGAACTTCAACACTATTACCATCCTCTTTCCAAAATTGTACATCTACTTTAACACTCTTACCCTTACTCACCGTCTTTGCTTCTCGTTGGATAAAGTATTGTATCCCATCAATCTCAATTTGTAATTTACAACTAAAGGCATCCTTACGATTGTTTAGAATGTTAGATGCTTTGAATGCTCTACTACACTTATCAAATAGGCAGAATGAAATTGCATCAAAGAGTGATGATTTACCAGCAGCGTTTGGTGCGAACAATCCCATTAATCCACCTACCTTATCAAAGTTGATTACATTATCCTCTCCGTATGAGAACATATTAGAGAACTCAAACTTTACAGGTTTCCAATGAATATTTCTATGAATATCTTCCGTTACAATTCTACTATTAACATCTCTATTTATTGATTCTAAGCCCTTCAAATCCTCTTCGGTAGTGTAAGGCATCATACGTTTGATATAATCCAAGATAAGGGAGTTCTGATGGTTAATATCGGATATATCTTCAAAATCCAATTTAGTTGTTCTATTGCCGGTTTTACTTTTTGCAAATGAATCGGTTCTGATAATAGTAAAATCTTCTACATTGTATTTTTGTTTGATTTCTGTCACAACTCTTTTTGTATCCGCAGTATCAGTATTAGATAACTTAACTCTTAATCGTGGTCTTAATGGCATATCCGTTACATCGGGTACAACACCATTATCCACATTCATTGTATAGTATCCGTATTCGTTTTGGATATCAACCTCTTCATAGTTTAGAGTATCCATATTCCAAACTACAAATCCGTGTTTATCTAAGCTTTCTCCAAAGTTTTGTTGTACCAATGAACCAGCATATACAATCTTACATCCCATTGGAGAAATGATTTCTTGTCTTTTATGTATATCTCCCAATAGTGCTAAATGATATCCATCAAATATATCCGGTGTAAAGTGTCTACTACTTACCACATACCCCACATCTGTTGTAGATGTATCCAAAGGTCCGTGAAATAGGGCAACCTTTTTATTACCAAATAGTGTATCTGCCTTTGGCCAGTTATCTCTTTTATCAAATATAGAGAATACTGCAAAATCAATTCCACCAATTGTATATACTTGCGTATCTTTTAAGTAGTGAAAGTTTTGTAGGTTTAACGCATCTACAATTGGAGTAAGTACATCCAATCTATCCGAATTGTTCATATTGCAGTCATGATTACCTGCAATAAGAATCGTTTCACAATGTTTTGAACATTCGGTGAACAACCAACTAATCTCTCTAACTAATTCGGGTGATAATTCTAATTTAGCGTGGGCAATATCTCCGGCTAAATAAATGATGGAATCTTCAGTTCCTCTTTTACGAATCTCTTCAAACATTTTTTCAAATACTTGACGATATTCATTGTGTCTTTTTACATTACGGATATGTACATCGGCAATGTGATAAATTCTTTTTACACTCATAGATTGTTTAATTTGGCTAGGATGTTTGTATCCCAACCAGTTTCCTCTGCTGATTTTATTAGATTATTTACTTTTTCGTATCCCAATTCTCCTGCATCTTTACCAGATGGTATTATATTCTTAACTTTAATTCCATTCTTCATAAAATAATCTGTATGCTTTGTGGAATCTTCAATAGCGTCAGAATCTAACATAATAGTAATTTCTTTTACACCCTTTTCAAAAATCTTATTCTTTAATTTACTCAATAAGAACTTACCCAATAAAGGAATTACATTTCTCTTTACGGAAAATGCATCAAATGCTCCCTCAACTAATGTTATGGGTTCATTCCAATTGATTTGATTCTCAAATACAATTACATCTCTATTGACTGGTGGGTTTTTGTATTTCATTGTTTCATCCTCATAAAAAGAACGAGCAATAAAATAATTTAACTCACCACTCTCATCATAGGATGGTATAATAATTCTTCCTTTGTATAATCCGTCTTCACAATATCCAATGTTATATTTTACAATTTCCGATTCTTTAATACCTCTTTGTGATAGGTAATGAATTGCTTTGTTGTAGACTGGATTAAATAAACCAGATGGTTTGAAGTGTAATTGTTTGAACTCTTTTGGTAATTGTAGTTTAATTACATATTCATCAGTTGGTGAGTATGTAGGTTCATCTCCATAGATTTTGTGTAACCTATCCAAATCTCTCTTATCAACATTTAGTTTACGAAGAAGAGATGATATGGAACGACCTTTGGAGTTACACACCCAGCAATGCCATTGTTGTGTATCTAAATTAACTTGTAGTTTCTTTTTATGATGATGGCAGAATGGACAATGGTGTACTTGCTCATTTCCTTTAAGAGATGAACCAACACCAAGTGTTGTGTCTAAAATCGATATAACTACAATTTTATTTTTACCAGATAGCATAATTTGGATTATAATCTTACAAATATACGAAGATTATTCTACAATTCCAAATTAATGATTAGAATTTTTTACATCATATAAGAAATCTGCCAAAAACTGCATTTTCTTTGTGATAGTTTCTTTTGGATGGTTTTGCTCAACCATAGCTTTTAAATCTAATATAGATGCTGCTGCAATTTGAACCGCGTCATCTTTTGCATTTAAGTATGCTTCGGAGATTCCGTACTTTTTTGATATTTCAGGTATTGTCATAACTTTTGTATTTAAAGTAAATCCCTACGATAGAATTTACCCATTAGGTTTTCGTTTATTGCATTATCATCGGCTAGTACATTGTAGTGAAACTGCCAATAGATTTCGTAATATGTTAGTGATTTTTTAGAAAAACAATATTGGATGATTTCTCTACTAAATTCTTCAGCTTTACCTTCCTTTACTTGTTCTTTAATCCAATCGTTTGAAGAATAATATTTTTCCCAATCCGAAGATTTGGTTACTATCCTTTTTCTTTTTTGTCCTTTGAGTGGTGCTAATCTTCTAGTTGATGTAAGTGATTTCTTACCTATGTAGTATCGACCGGTTGGTGTGTGAATTATTTTATATACGAATCCCACCGCACCAATAGGTACGTGTTCTTCCGTAACAATATTTCCACTATATAACCAATTCATTTTATTTCTTTACTACTGTATCTGAATAAAATTTTGCATTTAACTGCCCACCTCTTGCTTTTTTTAATCTAGGTTCGGTTGCTAAATCTACACCACCATCTATTGATACTGGAGTTTTATCACCTTTCTTATTAATTTGTGAGGTTTTTGGTCCTTTATCACCAAATAATTCTAATATTGATGCCATCTTTTTTAATTGTTTAACTATAAATATAACACAATAACTTTTTAAGTATCAAACCTTAT